ATCTAGTGCAATAGGAATGTTTAAAAAGAAATAATGCCTTTAAATAAAAAAGGTAAAAAGATAATGAAGTCTATGAAAAAAACTTATGGTAAAGATGCTAAAGCAGTTTTTTATGCATCAAAAAATAAAGGCGTTATTAAAGGTGTGGAAAAAAAGAGTAGAAAGAAAAAAAAGGAGTAAAGTTGTCTTTTAAAGATATCTTAGAAAGAAATAATTTTAAAGTAGATTCTTTTAGTCTGTCAGAGGAATATGGGACAGAACATTTTAGTTTACTTTTGTATTCTTTAATTAGAATGCAAAGACCGAAAAATATAATAGAATTAGGTGCAGGTTTCGGCACTACATCTACTCTCATGGGACAAGCTTTAAAAGAAAATCAAAAAGGTAAAATATGGTGCATTGATAATCAAAAAGATTGGCCAATTATGAAGATTAAATTAGAAGTTATTGGTGAAAACTTTAATTCATATGATGACTATTTTTATTATCTTATTAAGAAATTTGAGTTAAATGATTATATGGAATACAAAAAATTTGACGTTGATTTTAAATCACCCAACAAATTTTTTACAATAAATGAACCAATAGATATTTTATTTTCAGATTGTGGAGGATCACGTGCTGAGAGCATAGCAAACTCTTTAACTTTTTATTTGCCAAAAATGTCACGGTATTCAGATATTTTTATTGACAGTGCTTCTACGCTTCATCATGGTCTTATGACACTTGAATCAATTGTAAATCATTTACAAAAAGGCAATATTCCAGAGATATTTCTCGAATCGAAGACTGATGTTGAGATAAATAAATTTTTTGATTTTGTAAGGAGATCAAAATTTACTTTAATAAATATAGCTGAGTCACCAGAAAAAAAACTACACCAAGGACAAAATGGAACTGCGTGGTTAAAGATTGAACCAATAGATATTTTTATTGGAAACAATGTTAAGAACTATTTATAACTATGAAGAAAAGAAAAGATCCCAAAAAAGGGACTGGAAAGAAACCAAAAGGTAGTGGAAGACGTCTCTATACTGACGAAAATCCACGTGATACTGTGGGCATTAAGTATGCTACTCCTGCTGATGCCAAGCGGACTGTGGCGAAAGTTAAAAAAATTAAGAAACCTTTTGCTAGAAAAATACAAATATTGACGGTTGTAGAACAAAGAGCTAAAGTCGCTGGCAAAAATAAACAAGCTGCAATTGCTAAAAAAGGCAAAGAGGCTATTAGAAAAGCGAAAGGAAAAGGATGAGCTACGAAGCGTTATCAGAGTCAGTAAAGTTAAGTGAAGGTTTTAGAAACAAAATATATCAAGATACCGAAGGGTTCGATACGATCGGGTGGGGTCATAAAGTTGTCCCAGCGGATAATTTTGTTGCTGGTAAAGAGTACACAGAGGAAGAGTTACAAGCAGTATTTGATAAAGATTTAAGCAGAGCGATAGCTCAAGCTAAACAGTTAATGACTCAAAATAACATTGAAGATTTACCTGAAACAGTTCAACACGTTTTAGCGGAAATGTGTTTTCAACTTGGGCAGACAGGCGTGTCTAAGTTTAAAAATATGTGGAAATGCCTGCAGGAAGCTAATTTTATTGGTGCAAGTTATGAGATGCTAGATTCCAGATGGAACAAACAAACACCAAATCGTTGTAAAAAATTAGCTGATCTTATGAAGTCATGCGGATAGAAAATTTTTTTTCATATTATAAAAACGAACTAAAAGCTAGACAAGAGGTCATAAAAGACGCTATAGCTACAGGTGTAAAAGATTGGGATACATACCGATACATGATTGGTAGGTATAATGGTCTAAAAGAAGCTGAACAGGAACTCACGGACCTGCTTAAGAAAACGGAGCTAGAAGATGAGTAAATTAATTGTGCCAAAACATGTATGGGATGGCAAAGCTGTTGAAAAACAGAAAAAAGAGATAGAAAAGGTACCCAACCCAACTGGGTATAGGATTGTATTATTCCCACTTAAATTAGATAGTAAAACAAAATCAGGTATAATATTGACAGATGAAACTGTTGCTGAGTCTCAAATAACGACTAACATTTGTAAAGTTTTAAAAGTAGGGCCTGATGCTTATAAAGATAAAGACAAGTTTCCCACTGGTCCATGGTGTAAAACGGACGATTGGGTATTAATTACTCGCTACGCAGGATCTAGAATTAGAATAGACGGTGGTGAGTTAAGGATTATTAATGACGATGAAATACTGGCTGTCATTGATGATCCAAGAGATATATTGCCAGCTAACATATTATAAACATGGAGAAGTCTATGCAACCACAAGTGCAATCAGAGCAAGATAAGATGGTACCGATAGATACTTCGGGCGATCCTGTCGAGATAGAAGTAAAAGAAGAAAACAACAAGGAGCAGGCTCAGCCTAATCAACCTGAAGTTCAAGTTGAAGAAGCTCCTATAGTAGAAGAACCTAAAAAAGGTAAAGAAGAAGAATTAGAAGATTATTCTGCTTCAGTTAAACGTCGTATAGATAAGTTAACACGAAAAATGCGTGAAGCTGAAAGACGTGAACAGGCTGCTATTGAATACGCTAAAAACGTAAACGACAAGTATAAACAGGCTGTTAATCTTGGAGCACAGAAAGATGAACACGCTATAAAAAATATTGAGGATAAGTTAGTTACACAAGAAGCTTTTGCTAAAAGAGCGATGGAAGCTGCTATGCAAGCAGGTGATGTTAACAAACAAGTTGAAGCTCAACAGGAGATAGCAAGATTAGCTATAGAAAAAGAACGTGTAAATGTTTCTAAACAAAAACGTGAAAGAACAAAAGGTCAAGAATTTCAAGGCGAACCTATGCCTGAAATACTACAACAAAATGTTCAACAAACTAATCAACAGTCTCAACAACCTGTTCCAGAACCAGATCCAAAAGCAACTGAATGGGCTTCTAGAAACGCATGGTTTGGTAAAAACAAGGTAATGACGTACGCTGCCATGGGATTACATGAGGAATTGGTTGAAGAAGGATTTGACGCATCGACAGATGAGTATTATACTGAGATAGATAAACGAATTGCAAAAAACTTTCCTCAACAAGGAAATCAAACTAGACCAACTCAAAAAGTTGGTTCTGCAGTAAGAACATCGTCCACTGGACGCCGCACTGTGAAGCTCACACCATCACAAGTAGCGATCGCTAAAAAACTTGGTGTGCCACTTGAAGAGTACGCAAAACACGTGAAGGAGGCGTAAATGACTACTAAAGGAATTAAAAATCTAACACGCAAACAAGAAACCCGTGAAAAGGTGACTCGAAAGAGGGGATGGGTTCCTCCATCAAACCTTGACGCACCAGAACCACCAGAAGGTTTTCACCACAGGTGGGTACGATCCGAATATCGTGGTCAACAGGATGAAAAAAATGTCATCGGTAGATTACGAAGTGGATACGAACTTGTAAGATCAGATGAGTATCCCGATAGAATGGATTTACCAGCTATCGAAGATGGAAAGTACAAAGGCGTGATAGGAACAGGAGGGCTTCTTTTGATGAGATGTCCAATCGAAGTAAAAGAGGATCGGGACGAATACTTCCGTAATCTTACTAACGATAAGACAAAGGCCATTGAAGAGGACCTACATAAAGACGAGCACCCCGCGATGCCGATCTCACAAGATAGGCAGAGCAGAGTAACATTTGGGGGCAAGAAGTCTTAATTAGTAAGATCATTGTCTCTGAAATAATTTAGGAGACTACTATGGCTAACATAGACCAAGCGTTTGGTTTAAGACCAATAGCTAAAGTTGGTTCTGCCCCAGGCGGAACTACTGGTACAACTAAATACTCTATTGCAAGCGGAGCAAGTGGCATATTTACTGGAGATCCAGTTAAACAAGCAAACGACGGAACAGTCGTTGTAGCAACAGCTGGCGACGCTATAAGAGGAGTATTTATGGGATGTTTTTACACAGACCCAAGTACATCAAAGCCTAGATTTAATAACACGTTCCCTAACGGAACGGCTGCATCTGATGCGATAGCATTTGTAGCTGATGATCCTCATCAGTTATTTATTGTTCAGCAAGATTCAGACTCAACAAATCTAGTAGCTGCAAATTTAAACGAAAACTGTAATCTAGTTTTCGGATCTGGTAGCACCACTACGGGTATATCAGGTGTTGAAATTGATTCGAGTTCCAAAAATACTACGGCTGCACTTCA